CGGTGGGCGGTGGTGGGGTTGTCGCGGAGGTAGTCGGTGACCTTCTCGCGGCCGGCGACGCGACGGTGGGTGCCGCAGGCGGTGCAGAGGAAGTCGACGACCGGGGTCTGGCCCTTCTCGGTGCGGCGGATGTGGAGGCCGCCGAGCCAGCCGGTCATGCCGTGACCTTGGTGGTGCCGGTCTCGCGCAGCCTCCGGTCGGCCGCGGTGTTCGCGTGCCGGCAGGCTTCGCAGTCCTCGCCGCGGTTGCGGTGGCGGATGTAGCCGGTGCGGGTGCCGCAGATGTCCTCGGCGTCGCGGATGAGCTCGTCAGTGAGGTGGTCGTGGTGCACGCAGTCGGACTCGGTGCAGGTGCGGCGGACGAGTCCGACGGGGTCGCGGCCGTGGCCGAGGAGGAAAGCGGCCTGGGTGCTGGTGTAGCGCTGGCCTCGGAAGCCGAGGTGGGGGCCACCGATCCAGAGGAGGTGTCCGTCTTCGGTGGGGGTGGTGCGGCGTTCGATGGCCTCGGCGAGGGTGGCCGCGGGCGGCATCGGCGGGGCGGTGCTGCCGCGGGCCTGGCGCCGCTGGATGCTGCGCCGTTCGCTGGAGGTGAGGCCTCCGAAAACGCCGTCGGTCACGTTGTGGGTGAGGGCGTAGTCGAGGCAGGCCTCGGCGACGGGGCAGCGGCGGCAGACGGCCTTGGCGTGTTCCGCCTGGACGACGGAGGGGCCTTCGGTGCCGGCGGGGAAGAACAGGTCGGGGTCTTCGAAGCGGCAGAGGGCGAGGGTTCGCCAGTTGGCGGTGTAGTTCATCGGGTGGTCACCGCCTCGCGGTTCGGCCAGCGCACCGCGTCGATCGCGCGCCGGTGGGTGTCCGGGACGACGGCCAGGGGCCAGCCGAGCCAGTGCAGGCCCATGGCGAGGAGGATGTAGGCGTCGGCCTCGTCGTACTTCGCCGTGCCTTCGGTGGTGATGCCGTAGGTCTCGGTGACGGCCTGGCGGACGACGGCCTTGAGCGGGTCGCCCTTGAGCCGCTTGCCGGTCTCCGGGTCCTTCGGGGCCGCGGTGCCGACGGCGTAGATGATGCGGTGGTCGGGGTTGACGACGGCGTAGGGGATGCGGCGCTTCCACAGGTCGTGGCGGACCATCCACCGCATCGCGGAGAGGGCGTCGGCGCCTTGGTTGTTCTTCGAGAAGGCGGGGCCTTCGATGACGACGAAGTCGGCGTGGCGGATGTGGTCGGCGATGCCGGCGAGCTGCTGCTCGAAGCGGGAGTGCTGGGACTGTCCCTTGGCGTGGACGTGGTCGGTCCAGCCTTCTCCGGCGATGCCGGTGGTGCCCATGGCGACGTCGAGGCCGATGACGCGCGGGATGGTGGTGGGCCGGGTCCCGGCCGCCGCGGGGGCGGCCGGCGCCTCGGTGGTGATGTCGAAGAGGGTGCTCATCGGGCGTCACCGCCCCAGCCCTTCGCCTGCTTCCGCCGGCGGTACTGCTCGTTCTGGTAGGTGTTCTGCGCCTGGCGGCACGGCTCGCACAGGGGCTCTTTGCGGTAGTAGTGCTGGCGGGCGCCCTTGTAGGTGCCGTGAGCGATGGGCTTGAGCTGGCTGCCGCGGCGGGACCGCCGGAGGCCGATGGCGTCGATGAGCTGGTCCAGTTCGGCATCGGTGAGTTCAGGCACTGGGGGCCTCCTCTCGGGTGGTGGTGGGTCGGTCTTCGGCGGAGCGGTACGCCTCGATGGCGGCGAGGGCTTCGACCGGGCGGGTGGCGCGGTGCCGGCCGGTCGGGATCGGCCAGGAGCGGCCCATGACGACGGCTCCGACACCGACGGTGGTGACGGCCGCGCCGAGGGCGGCGGCGAACTGGCTCATGACGTGCCTGCCTTCTTCTTCTGGTTGGCGGGCTGCCAGTCGCTGCTGTCCTTGATGGGGCCGCGGCGCGGGAGGCCGACGGCGTCGTCGAGGCGCTCCTGCAACCGGTCGCCGCGCTGCTTCTCGGCGGTGAGCTCCTCGCGGGCGGCGGCGAGCTGCTTCTCCAGGTCGGCCAGGCACTCCGGGTTCGACTCGGTCAGCGCGGTGATCCGCTCGTTGAGGGCCTTGTTGCGGCCGTCGATGCGCCGGTTGGTGGCGTCGGCCTCGGCGAGCTGTCGCAGGATCTGGTCACGGTTGAACTCGGCGGTGATCGCCCGGCTCGTGGCGGCCTCGGCGGCGCGCCGCTGCCGGGCGGTCTCGGCCTTGGCGGCGTCCAGCTCCTGCTCGTGCCTGCGGCGGGTGACGAGTCCGAACATCACTGGGCCTCCGATCGCTGCGCGGGGATCAGCGGCCAGGAGCCGTCGATCGTCTTGTTCGGGTCGCCGCCCTGCTCCGGCGTGGCCCGCGTGCGGAACCACTTCTGAAGGCCGGCCTGCTGATCGGCCCGCCACGCCTGCTGCGCGGCGAACAGCTGCGCCGGGCCCATGTCGCCCAGCCGCGGGTACCGCTCGAACTGGGCCTCGGCGATGAGCAGCGCGGCGAGGGCGTCGGCCTCGGCGGTGTGCCAGTCGGTCAGCTGCACGCCGTACCGTTCGGCGGTCGGCTTCAGCTTCCGCATGCCCTTGCCGCGGAGCCGGGGGACGACCTGCTTGTCGATGACGTGCGGGTCGATCAGCGGCAGCGGGACCAGGCCCACGCGCTCCTCGACGGTCGGCAGGCCGTTGCGGACGAGGTCGTGGTGGAGGATCGACCAGTCGAAGGACTGGTTGAACGCGACGACCGGCATGCCCCACTCGATGGCCCGCACCAGGTTGGTGGCGATCTCGTCGAGGGCGGTCTTCGGGTCTTGCCCGTCGGCCTGGACCATCTCATCGGTGATGCCGTGGACCTCGGAGGCCTCGGCGGGGATCGGGACGCCGGGGTTGATGAGCCAGGAGAAGACGCGCTCGTCCCGGCCGCCGCCGCGGACGACGATTGCCGCGGTGACGATGCGGTCCTCGAGCGGGTTCGGGCCGGTGGTCTCCGTGTCCCAGGCGAGGCGGCGGACGTTGACGAAGGTGCTCACTGGCCACCGCCGGTGCGCTCGCCGTGGATCCGCCGGCCGAGGTCGCCGAGCGTCTCCCACTCGCCGGTCTCGTTCTGCACCCGCGAACCGAGCATCCGCGCGTTGGACACCTCGTAGCCGATCTGCTGGATGCGGCCCGGGGACGTCTTCGGATCGAGCAGCTCGTCCCGGTACGACTCGGCCGAACGCTGCGGCGCCTCGATGCCGCGCTCAATGCGGTCCGCGTCCGGGTCCCGCTCGCCGGTCGGGATGAGCCCGCCGTTCAGCAGCAGGTTCCGCAGCGCGACGGTCTGAGCCTTCGTCGTGGACTTGTCGGAGGTGTCCAGGGCTTCGCCCGCGGTCTGGGTGACGAGAACATCGCCCTTCGGACCGACGATGTGCCAGGTGACGACGACGGAGCACTCGCGCATCGTGGAACCGGACTTGGTCTGCTTCGAGCCGTACGTCGTCTCCGTCTTGAAGGGGAGGACGTTCACGCCGTGCTTGATGGTGACCGGGCCGAAGTACTGCACGACGGTGTCGGCGGCGCGGTAGTTGTAGCGGGTTCCGCGCTCGTTGTACTCGGAGCCCTTGTTGATGGTGCGGATCTCGCGGCGGACACGGAGCCAGGCGAGGTGAACGGGCACCATCTCGGGGTCGTCGTCGCCGGGCTCGTAGTCGGCCATCGGGTCCGGTGCCGGGGCGTACTCCTCGGGTGCCTGGTCGGCGGCCATCTCGTCGAGGAGCTCGTCGGTCTTCAGGGTGCGGCCAGCGGCTGCGGCGGCCCGCTCAGCGATCGTGGTCATGCGGCGTGCTCCTCACGGACAGAGCGGGGAATGTTCAGCTGGTAGTGGGTGCGGTCCTCGACGCAGTCCGCGTAGGCGTCCGGCCAGCGCTCGGCCAGGCGGTTGAGGTCCGCGGCCCGCTTGGTGCGCTCGTCGAGCGAGACGTGCAGCTTGTCGAGGACGGTGGCCGCCTCGGCCCCAGCCAGGCCGGCGAGGATGCGGGCCTTCGCGGCCTTCTTCCGCTTGTCGGCGACGGCCCAGGCGGCGTGCGCGTCGAGGTACTCGTCGACGGCCTCCTGCGTATCCACGTCCCGGGTGATGTCCACCGTCCCGGCGCGCTCCGGGTGGAGGCGGCCGTACAGGTCGAGGAGGACGTCCGGGTCGGCGTCGTGGGCGAGGACCGGCGGGCGCCGCTCGGTGATCTGCTGCCACGCCAGCTCGCCCGCGGCGCGGAGGTCGGCGACGAGCTGGGCGTGGTCGCGGACGCGGATCACGTACTGCCGGTAGTCGTTGCCGCCGATGAGGACGGCGGCGTGGACGTGGTCGAAGCCGCAGACGTCGGCCTGCCACAGGGTCTGCACCAGGACGTCGTCGGCGACGCCGGCGCGGAACGCGGAGGCCTTCATCTTGTCGCGGCACTTGATCTCGACGGCGCACTTCTCGGCGCCGTCGGCGAGCGGACACTCGAGGACGCGGCGGTCGAGGGTGCACATCTGCCAGGGCCGGTCGACGTTCTGGACGAGGCCGACGCGGCGGACCACGCTGCGGTTGCGTCGGGCCCATTCGCGGGCGACGGTCTCCTCGAACGCGCGACCCCAGAGGGCGGGTTCGGAGTCGTCGGACTCCAGCGGGAGGCCGCCGGTCTTGTCGTGCCAGACGCTGAGGGCGTTGCCGTAGCGGCTGATGCCGAGGATGGCGGCGATGTCGCTGGAGCCGATGCCGGAGCGGCGGGCGGCGAGCCACTTCTCGCGGTCGGCGTCGGCGGGGAGGATGAGTCGGCCGGTGGGGGTGACCCGGCGGCCGGCGGCCGGGGCCGTGGTGGCCCCAGCCTGCGCGGTCGTCGTCATCAGGCCTCGTCCTCCCAGCCACGGGCCACGTCCATGGCCCGACGCAGGGCCGAGGCGAGCGGCATCCGCTGCTCGGGCGGCAGGCTGACCCGGGTGGGCAGGCCGTTCTGGTAGACGGCCACCGTGACCCCGTCCGTGGAGGCGGTGACGTCCAGGCCCCAGCCGTAGGACGCGTCCTCCCACGACTCGCCCGCGGTGAGGGCGTCGATGAGCTTCTGGACGGCCGGGGTACGGACCCACTCCTCGACGTCCTCGCTGACACGGACGATGACCTCGGCCTCGTCCTTGTCGGCGCGGAAGCCGGCGGGGACGACGGTCAGGGTGCTGCCGTCGGTGGCCGTGTAGTCCCACGGCTTGGGGTCGAGTTCGGCGAGGACGATGCCGAGTGCGGTATTGAAGTCCATCAGGAGTCCCCCTGGGTGGTGTGGTTGTGGGCGTGGCGGGCGGCCGTCTCGTCGGCGACGTGCTGGTGGAGCAGCCGCCGGACCTCGGTCACGTCGGCGTCGTCGGGGCGGACCACGACCCGGAGCGTGCGGACGAGGCCGCGGAGCATGGCGAGTTCGCCGTCGTACGCCTCGGGAGTGGCGTCGGCCGCCGGGCGGCTCCTCTTCTCCTCGGCGGCGGTCGCGCGGGCGACGGACGCCTCCAGGCGGAGGAACCGGAGAACGGCCTGCTTGCTGACGGAGCGGGAGGTGCCGACCTGGAGGCGCCGCTCGGCCTCCTCGGCGACGGCGGTGATGACCTCGGCGCGGTGGGCGCCGACCAGCTGGTCGGCGTGGGCGATGTCGTCCAGGGTGGCGACGCCGCCGAGGCTGTCCTGGGACAGGGCGGCGATGAGGTGGCGGCGGGCGCTCATGCGGCACCTGCCTCACGCTGCGCCGGGACCACCGCGGCCGGAGCGACCGGGGCCAGCGCCCGCAGACGATCCGCCAGCGCGGCCACCTGCTCGCCGTACACCGGCACCTCGTAGCCCACGGCGGCGAGCAGCTGCTCCAGCCGCAGACCCTCCGGCGCGTGACCGTCGTGCCCCGACGAGGCAGCCCGGTCCGCGGACAGCTCCAGGAGCAGGCCGAGCAGCTCCTCGTCGTCCGCGATCGTCGTGAGCGCGTCGGTGAGGACGTGCTCCAGGTCGAGCATCACGCCGGTCGGGATCCGGCGGACGTAGATCCGGGTCGGGCCGGTGATGGCCGGCCGCCGGAGCAGGCGGTGCAGGTAGAGGCGGAGACGGTTCATCGGGCACCCCCGTGGCGGTGGATCAGGTTGGAGAGGAGGGTGGGGAGGTCGCTTGCGCAGAAGGCGACCCAGACGAGGCCCGCGGCGGTGAGCCAGATCAGCCACTCGATGACGTTCACTCGTCGGCCTCCGCGTCGTACTTGGAGGCGGCCTCCAGGGCCTCCACCACGTAGTTGGTGGTGGACTCCTCGTTCTGGCCCGCGGTGACGACCAGCTCGGCCACGCCGTCGTCCTCGATCCAGTCGAAGGAGAGGGTGGTGCCGGTCATCCAGGAGCGGCGCTCGTCCGCCTCGCAGTGGGCGCGGGCCTCGGCGGCCGTGGTGTACAGGCCCATGGGGATCGAGTCGTGGGAGGCGCGGTAGACGGTGGTCGGCGCGGCCTCCAACTCGGCGACGCGGGCCCGCAGCTCCCGCCGGCCACGCTGCGCCGACGCCAACGCGAGCCGCAGCCGCACGTAGGCCGCCAGCGAGTCCACCGCGACGTCCAGCTCCGCGTCGGCCGCCGTGCCCACCGGCATCGGCAGCGCACCCAGCTCACGGACCGCAGCCTCACGCACCCACGCCTCGTACATCCGGTCCCGGCACGGGACACAGATCACCGGAGCACCGCGACTACCCAGCCGAACGAACTGGGTCCCCGCCCCGGCCAGGGGTGTCGGGCACGTCGCGCACCGCTCCGGCACGATGTACCGCTCCACCGGCCGCAGGTACCAGACCTGCCCGGGGACGCCGTCCCACTCGAACGGCACCGTCACCAGCCGGCCGTCGTCCGAGTGCGCGACCGTCGCACGTTCCATCATCGGAGCCAGCAGGCGGAACGCCTCGGCCTCACGCGGGTCACCGGCCAGCTGGCCGCTCATCACCCACGTGTCGGTGTCCTCGGCGATCTCCCAGTGGTCCACCTGGGGCAGCCAGGACGGGGCGGAGTCGAGCAGCGACGCGAGAGCGGCCGCGGCGGTCGAAGGGGCGCTCATGCCGCCACCGCCTCAGCGGCCACCGGCAGAGCAACGGTGATGACCACCGGCACGTCCCGCCACTTCGAAGACAGCCAGTGTGCCCGCACCTCGCGGCCCTGGTCGACGTACGTGTTCGTCGCTGCCTGGACGGTTCCACCGAGCACCTCGGCGTACTGGGCCAGTTCGTCCAAGCCGCCGCCGTACACGAAGCCCCGCAGCTCCGGCATGACCGAGCTCATCGACCACTCGGCGGCGGGCAGGTCGGGGTTCTCCGTGAGGAGCTGCACCAGCGCGGTCGCGGGACCGAGCTGGGGAATCTGAGATGATGTGGCCACGGGGGCCTCACTTTCTGGATTGGTGTGGTCGCCGAGTCGGGGGTCGCCGGGCCTGCAAGCGGGCGGCCCTTCGGCGTTGATGGGTCAGGCGGCCTGCGCGGCCGGCCTCACCGAGCGGATGGCGCGGGCCGAGGCGAACGTCGCCCGCAGCTGCTCGCGCTGCTCCGGACGGAGCGGCGGCGCCTCGTCCACCTCTCGGCGGGCGGCCTCAACGACGGCCGGGCCGAGGATGCGAGCGGCCTCAGCGCGGGTCACGCCGGCACCGCCGCCATGTGAAAGGGCGTCTCTTCGGGCGCCTGGACGGTGCGTCCGCTGTGCTGCCAAAGGACGAGGAGGTCAACTCCAAGCCGTCTGGCAATTGCCACGGCCTCGTCGTAGAGCGAGGTCTTCCGCCGTCCGTTGCGTAGCGCGTCGATCTTCGAGGGGTGGCAGCCGGCCGCGTCGGCGAGGTCGCGGACGCTGACGGGCTGGCCGTCGCCGTCGCGCTTCATGAGCAGGACCAGCAGCTCAGGGCTCACGAGAACCATGGGGTTCTGCTGAGCGCGCATCTGTGTCACCTCCGTAGACGCTGTGTGCGTTTCCATGAACAAGGACGACAGTACACACCCGTAGACGCTCTGTCTACGGAAGCGCACACACATCAGCTTTGAGTCATCACGCCCGCGGGGGATGGCGCACCATGGGCGTCCCCGTAGACACTTTGTGCTGGGGGGCAAACGGTTGTGCCCGCTGACCTGGGTTTTTCGCGGTGATCGCCAGGCGTAACGTAGACATCAGGCGTCACGGACAGACTTGAGAGGGCACAATGCACGCCATGACGGAGCAAGGGCAGCGAACTGATTTCAGTGATCTCGTGCGAGACCGGCGCGCCGAACTCGGCATCAGCCTGCGCGAGCTGGAGTCACGCGCCCTCGACCCGGAGACCGGCGAGCAGGCCAGGTTCGGATGGATCAGCAAGGTCGAGAAGAGGAGGCCCGTAGATGCTCCGGCGCCGGCGGTCCTTCGGGCTCTCGCGGCGGGCCTGGGTCTGCCGCTCCGCGTCTTGCAGGAGGCCGCGGCGGCCCAATTTCTCGACATGGCCGCGACCGTGTGGAGCGATGACCGGACAACGCGCGTCCTGGCCGCCCGCATCGAGGAGATGACGGCGGAGGAGCGTCAGCAGCTGGCGGACATCGCGGAGACGTTCGCGCGGAGGCGTGCGCAGCGTGATGGCTCTGGCCAAGGCAAGCCGGACAATTAGTCCGACTTTCTATTACTCAGTGATTCACTCTGGTCACAGCCTGATCAATGTGGCAGCGTAGGTGATCCGCCTGGGGGGCGCTATTCGATCACTCCGCTCACGCATTCGAACATACGAACGAATGTGCGAGTGGCTGTACCAGGGAGGGTGACGGGATGGCGGACGGGGAGATCACGGAGCCGCGCAGAAAGCCGAGCGAGGCGCATGTACCCGCAGTAGATCGATATGAACCCGGCGATGTTCAGATCGACGTCGAGATGTGCGACGGCCTTCCCGGCGGGCGCGCGTTCATCGCGGTGGAGCAGGACGGCGCGGTCACCTGGCTCGCGGACAAGCGCAAGGTGCCCGTGCAGGCAGTCGGTGACCTCCTGACCGAGATGCGCAACATGGTGCGCAAGCGCGGCTGGGTCCAGAACTGGCCCGGCTCTAGCTAGCCGAACACCCCCCACCCTGAAGCCGCAGGCCCGTCCGCCTGCGGCTTTATTACTGTCCTTCGCCAGGCACTGACCTATCAAAGCCCTGCGGAAGGCCGTACTGGCGTGCCAAGGTGGGCTATGCCCTTCGACACACTCGGCGTCCCGACCCGCGCCATCATCTACTGCCGCATCAGCCGCGACCGCGAGGGCGCCGGCCTCGGCGTCGAGCGGCAGCGCGAGGACTGCGAGCTCCTCGCCAAGCAGCTCGGCATCGAGGTCGTGGCCGTCTACTCCGACAACGACCTCAGCGCCTACAGCGGCAAGCCGCGGCCCGGGTACCGCCAGCTCCTCGACGACCTCCGCGAGGGCCGGGCCGACACCGTGCTGGCCTGGCACACGGACCGGCTCCACCGCTCCCCGGCCGAGCTGGAGGAGTACATCGACGTGTGCGAGCCCCGCCGCGTCCAGACCCGCACCGTCAAGGCCGGGCACCTGGACCTCACCACGGCCACCGGCCGGATGATCGCGCGGCAGCTCGGGGTGCAGGCCCGGTACGAGGTCGAGCGGATGGTGGAGCGCGCCCGGCGGACCCGGGATCAGATGGCCGAGCAGGGCAAGCACTTCGGCGGCCGTCGCCCGTTCGGGTACGAGGAGGACCGGATCACGCCCCGGTCCCTGCTCTGCCCCTCCTGCGGGGCCGAGGACGGTTTCTCGATCGTGCAGCGGTGCCCGGAGTGCCGGGCCGATGCTCCGTTCGCTCCAGGGCGCGTCTGCGGCTCCTGTCGGAACGCTGACGGTGTCACCGTGCTCGGTGTCTGCCGGTGCGGAACAGACGCGGTTGTCGCGGAGGGCTCAGAGGCCTGGCACGTCGCCTGGGCTGCCGAGACGCTCCTGTCCGGCGGGTCGCTGCACGGCATCGCCGCCGAGTGGAACCGGCAGCAGGTGCCCACCAGCACCGGCGGCACCTGGGCTGCGACAGAGGTCCGCAGCATGATTCTTCGGCCCCGTAACGCCGGCATCATCCGGCACCGCGGGCAGGAAGCCGGGCCCGCCAGCTGGCCGGCGCTCCTCGAGGAACCCGTCTGGCGCAGCGTCGTCTCACTCCTGACCGACCCGTCCCGGCGGGACGCTCCCGGCGGTGAGCGCAAGCACCTGGGCACCGGGATCTACGAGTGCGGGCAGTGCTCGGCCGGGGCGCGGATCGTCACCAGCAACAAGAACGGGCGGCAGTACGCCGTGGCGTACGCCTGCCGGGCGGTGAAGAGCCACGTGGTGCGCAAGGCGCAGCCGGTCGACGCCTACGTGACGCTGCTCGTCCTGGAACGGCTGAGCCGTCCGGACGCTGCCGATCTCCTCGCGGCCCGGGAGGACCCTGTCGACGTGCGGGGGGCGCAGCGGGACATGCGGGAGGCCCGGGCGATGCTGGACACGCTGGCCGCGGAGTTCGGTGCGGGGGAGATGGATGTGCAGGAGTGGCGGGCGGCGCGGAAGGCGGCGCGGGAGCGGCTGGAGAACGCGCAGCGGCTGCTGGAGCGGGCCGTGGAGGTGAACCCGGTGGCGGGGCTGGTGGGGGCCGAGGACATCGATGCGGAGTGGGAGCAGCTGGATCTGGCGCGGCGGCGGGCGGTGATCTCGTACCTGATGACGGTCCGGTTGTTCCCGGGGCGGAAGGGCCGGCAGCCGGGCGGCACGTACTTCGATCGGGACTCAGTTCGGGTCGAGTGGAAATAGGGCGGCGCCCCCGGGTCGCGAGGGGCGAGCCGGGGGCGCCGTGGCCGGGCCGCCGCAGCCTGGGGGGCAAGTACGGTGGCCGGCCGGTCTTGGGGTGTGCTTCTACCTTTTGTTTACCTGGTTACCTCGGGCAAGATCTTCACGCGGCGCATCACTCGAACGTGTGTTTCCTGCGCAAGAGGGTTGCGAACTGACCAGAAGTCAGCATTGTGAATGTACCAACGATGGTACAGACAGTGAACGCCGCTCCGACCAGCGTGTATGCGTGCCATCCGATCCGCTGCCCGACTGGGTACCAGCCCGCCGACGCCAGATCGGAGACCAGGTTCGCGCCGCCCGCACCGAGCGGAAGCTCTCCCAGCAGAAGCTCGGTGAGCTCGTCGACCTCGACCGCAAAACGATCAACCGAATCGAGCAAGGCACGTACTCCACCCTCCTCGATCACCTGCTGCTCATTGCCGATGCTCTCGACGTGCCCCTCGCGGACCTCGTGCGCTGAGCGGGCCCGGCGGGAACTGCCTCAGCCTCGGGCGCGTACGATGAGGGTGCCGATCGTCCGCTTGCCCGGAGGAGCGGCCAGCACCTCGGCCGTCACGTCGGTGAAACCCTGCTCCTTCAGCAGCGGTTCCCAGGCACCGGGCTCGTAGTCCCACCGCTTCACGACGAGGGGGTCTTCGTCGGCGCCGCGCGGAATGTAGGAGGCCTGGCAGCCGTAGCAGCCCTCCACCGGCGGCCGCTGCGAGAAGACCAGCCGGCCGCCCGGGCGCAGCCGCTCACGGACCGCGGGCAGCAGCACCGCAGGGTCGGTAAACCAGACGGCGCCGTACACCGAGAACACGGCCTCGAAGCCGTCCTCGTCGTCCCGCAGGAAGCGGACGGCGTCCGCCCGGTGCAGCTCCAGGCCGGGCATCCAACCCCACCGCTCGCGCGCCGCGTCCAGCTGCTTAGGCGACACGTCGACGCCGACCGTTCGGTGGCCCAGCGAGGCGAGGTGCGCGGCGTTCCCGCCCTTCCCGCAGCCGAGGTCCAGCACGCGGCCGCCGGCCGGGGCCTCGAGGAGTTCGGCGCCCGGCCCGTGATCGGGGTACTGGGTCCAGTTGAACCAGGTCGTCTCGCCGAGGGCGTTCACGGGCCTGCGCTCCGGGCGCTGCCGCGAGTAGGTGTCCCAGGCGATCGCCGTGTCTGTCACGTGGTGCTCCGCTCATAGGGCCAGCCGCCCGGTGAGGCCCGGGCGGCTGGAGTCTTACACAGTGGTGCTACTGCTTGCCGCTGTTCGGGCTGTCGCTGCACCCGGCGTGGCACTGGGTGCAGTCGGCCATGTCCGGCCACAGTTCCTCGTCGACCGTGTACCCGGCGGCGGTGATGGCGGCGAGGGTCCGCTCGCGGGTGGCGCGCGGACCGCCCGGCATCTCCTCGTCCTCGTCGGTGGGCACGTGGTGGACGAAGCGGCCGGCGACGCGCTGGCAGAACTCGGCGTAGTCGATGGTGTGCAGGATGAACGCGTGCCAGCCGTAGTCGACCAGCTCGCTCGGTGCGAGGGACTGGTCGGGCTGCTGGCCGGACGCGGCGATGAACGCGGCGGCCTGGCCGACGATGCGGCGTGCGGTCGCCTCGCTGATCTCGGGGTGGTCGGTGGTGATACGGCGGGTGAGCCGGCCGGTCACCTCGGGGGTGACGAGGGTGGACGGGTCGGTGGTGCCCACGGGACGTTCCAACGCGATGGTCACGTCTTCCTCCGGTTGTGGACGGATGCCTCCGGTTGGAGGCGGTGGTTCCCCTGGCTGGTTGCCAGGAGCTTGGTGGCGGCCCGCCCCCGACGGGGGCAGGGACGGGCCGCAGGCCACCAGCGCGATCGGCGTCACGGGGACGCGCTGGTGGCAGTCGAGCCCGCTGGCGTCACGTCCGCCCTGCGACGCCAGCGGGGGTCATTGGGCGGAGCGCTGCCCCTTGTGCGGGTGACGCCGGATCACCACGTTGGCATCCGTCACCGCAGTGAAGTCCCCGCGGCCCTGCGCTGCCGTCCGGTTTTGCGCGGCCGTTGCGCAGACCTTGCAGCGTGCGACGGGCGCCGGCGGATCGAGGGGCATGCCCACGTGCACCGGCGGGCTCATGGTCCGGATGCGCTCCGTCATCGGCGGTTCTCCAGCGCGAGGCGGCGCAGTACACGGCGGGTGTCGCAGGTCGACGGATCCTGCTGGCACGTGCGGCAGTAGTAGCTGTGGCGGGCGTAGGACTCCCGGGCGCGGGCCCGCACGCAGGTGCCGCAGCCCCAGGGGTGGATCGGGTCGCCGTACGGTCCGGGCCGCACGCCGAGGTCCACGCGAGTGCTGGTGGTCAGCTCTGTGCCGCACCAGGGGCATTCCTCGCCGTCGAGCTGGCCGCGGGTGAGGGTGAAGGTCTTCGGGAGGGCGAGCATCGTCGTGCCGCGCTCGACGGGGTCGAAGGCGGGGGCGGTCATCGGGCGGCCCCCGCCTTCGCGTGGCAGCCGCAGGAGACGACGGTCCATACCCTGGCGGCGCGCTGGACGCGGCCGACGGCGGCCAGGGTTCGCGCGACGGCGCCGCAGTACCAGCAGGCGCGGCCGTGCAGCCGCGCGATACTCACCGGGCCCGTCACTCGAAGTAGCTCGGTGCACCTGCGGCGCATCCCCGTCTCCCCTCTGCCTGGTTGCTGCGGACAGACAGATGATGGGCCGCTACAAGGGGGGTAAGGGCTACAGCGTGTAGCCCCTCAGACGGCGCCGATCCACTCGGCGAAGCTCGTCAACGTCTCGGCATCCGCACGCTTCAGCCGGCGGATCGTGGCCGCCGAGTCCCGCGCCCACGGGTGCTCGCGGGTGTGCTGCGGGGCGATGAACCGGGCGACCTTCAGCGACTCGAAAGCGTCATCGGGGCGGCCGGCCCAGACCTGCGCGCGGGCCAGCTCGATCCAGAACCCGGACTGTCGCTCGGCGGGCAGCGTGTCGGGCGGGGTCCACTCCTCGGCGACGGCGAGGGCCCGCTGCACGTGGTCCTGGCCGAGGCTCACCGCGACGGACACCTCGTGCGCGCGGACCGAGTCCGGGCCGAACTGGGTGCCGTCGTACGCGGCTTCCGGGACGGTGTCGCCGAGGAGCCGGGCCTCGTCCAGGTGCGCGGTGGCGGCGTCCGCGTCGCCGGCGCGTCCAGCGATGACGGCCGCGCGCATGTGCAGGGCGCCGCGGGCGGCGGTCGACGCGCGGCCGATGGGGCTGGGGCTGGCGTCGATGGCTTGCTCCAGGGCACGCAGGCCCGGGGTGTGCGCGCGGGCCGCGAAGAAGACTTCGGTGCGGACGTAGGCGGCGGTCGCCTCGGCGATGCGGTCCTCCGACTGCGCGGCGGCCCAGCGCATGAGCTCCACCAGGCGGGCGGAGAGGTCCCGGGCACCGAACTTGAAGGCGACGGCGTCGGCGGAGCGGGCTGTGGTGGCCAGTAGGTGGGCGGCGTGCAGCTGCTCGGCGCCGGTGGTGTGGTGCAAGGCGGCGAGGGTGTCGGCCAGGAGCTGCGGGGCGTGCTCGGCGATGCGTGCGTACTGGGCGGCGAGACGCCACTGCACCAGCGTGCCGACGGCCGGGCCGAGGTCGGGGAGCGGCCGGGGCTGGGCGTCCGGGGGGATGTCGTAGGCGGCGATCGCCGCGGAGATGCTGGGCAGGGCGGCGTGGACGCGGCTGTCGGTGCGGGTGCTGCCGGTGATGATCCGGCTCGGATCGACGCCGAGGGCGGCGGCGATCGAGTCGAGGGTGTCGTCGCTCGGGGAGCGGGCGCCGCGCTCGATCGCCTTGATCGTGGCGAGAGAGACGTAGGCGGCGCGGGCGAGGTCGGCCTGGATCATCCGGCGTGCGTGGCGGATGGTGGCGATGCGCTGGCCTACCTCGCGGCTGCTGGCGGTGGGCATAGGGGAACCGTACCGAGACGGGCCCGGCCGGGGTACGCGAAAGGGACTACCGGAGGAGCGTCGGCAGGTCGGTCAGGTGGTCGATCCGCCAGTCCGCGGTCTCGACGACTTCCCGGGTGTCCGCCCACAGGTGCCCCCACGGCCCGCGCCGCAGGTGCGCCGTACGGAGCCCGGCCGCAGCCGCGGGCGCGACGTCGTTCGCCGGGTGGTCGCCGACATACAGCGTCTCTCCGGGCGCCGCCTGCCCGGCGGCGACGGCCCGCTCGAAGAACTCCCGGCGCGGCTTGGCCACGCCCCACTCCCCGGACGTCGCGACGACGTCCGCCGGCAGGTCGAGGGCACGCAAGAGTTCACCCGCGCGGGCGGTTTGGTTCCCGGCGATGACGACGCGCAGGCCGAGCTCTCGGAGCGCGGTGAGGGCGGGCCGGACGTCGTCGTACAGGTCCGTCTCGTCCAGGCGCTCGCCGCGGCCGGCGGCCTCGCGTGCGGCGTACTCGGCGGCGAGGTCGATGCCGGGCCGGATGAGGCGCAGCGCGTCGGCGTTGTCTCGTCCCTGGGCGACGACAGCGCCGACGAGCGCCGAGACGGTGTGCCGCGGTGCGCCGAGCCAGTCGGCCCAGGCTGCCCAGTACCGGTCGTCGCGGACGAGGGTCTCGCCGACGTCGAAGATCACAGCGCGAATCATGGGCCAGAGCGTATCCGGGCATGACGAAACGGCCCCCACCGCCCGCGAGGGGCGATGGGGGCCATCTCAGACTCCAGTTCGGTTGTACTCCTCCACCAACGGATGCGGCGCCACCGGCTCGATCCCGGCCTGCGTCATCTGCCTGCACCAGCGGTCCGCGCTCCACGAGAACGCGCGCAGTACCGACTCCAGTCGTGACTGCCGAGTCCGCAGCTCCCCGTTTTCTCGGTCGACTCGATCCACCGTCGCCTGCAGTACCGAGAACTCCTGCGCGCGGTTCTGCGGCGCGGACTGGATCGTGGCGACCGCCTCGTTCGCGCGGGCTGTAGCCTGCGCCGCGCGCACCGTTGCCCGGGCGACGAACCAACCGCCCCCGCCCAGGACGCTTCCGGCGGCTCCGACGACTGCCGCCCACTCGCCCACGTTCATGGGGCCTTGCCCTTCCGGGGCACGCGCGGGCGGGGGACCGAGTATTCGGGCACCGCGCTCGCCCACAAGATCACCCCGACGTGACTCGTCAGGTACCAGAGTGCGACGAAGCCGCCGCGTGAATAAGTGCCGGTGAAGACGGCGAACGAGTAGGCGATGGCCCACACGGTGGGGGGAATGAGTGCGGCGATGAAGCCGCCGCCGTCGCGCCCGACCCGCAGGAAGGCGGAGCTGAGCGTGATGAGGCCGCAGGTGATCCACAGCCACGACCAGTGCCGTAGGTCGCAGAAGCGGGTCAGGAGCTCCAGTCCGAGGTCACTGGGCGGGGTGACCAGGAAGGAGAGCCCGTAGGCGGTTTTGCCGGTGCCGAGGACGGCTAGGAACGCGCCGCGGCGGCCGAGCTGCTTACGGAGCCGCCGGACCGCCCGGCACGGCATCAGACCGCCCGCGGAGGCACGGCCGTGGCTGGGGCGCTGGGGACGGTCGGCGTGACCTGCCCCCGGGTGATGAACATCAGTACGGCGAGGACGCAGCCGTTGACGGCGGCCGTCGTGGTGGGCTGCACGTTGTAGCCGAACGCGGCGACGGCGGAGGCCAGCGTCGCCACGAGGGTCGTGAAGGCCTGCACGGCGATGGGCCGGGTGAGGGCTGCGGCGATGGCGCCGAGGAACGCTGAGACACCGGCGACGGTCCAGCCTGCCTGTTCTTGGGTGAGGCCGACGTTGAAGGTGACGACGAGGCCGAGGACGGCGCTCAGGCTGTTGAGCCAGAGCGCGGGTTCGCGTCCGAAGATCTTCATGAGGGGTTCTTCCTAGACTGGCTGCGCGAGCTGGCGGCAGCCGATGACGGTTCCGGAGGCGTTACGCACCTCGCGGTAGGGGACGAGCAGGTCGCTGCGCCGCTCGGCGAGGGCGAGGGCGACGACGAGGGAGACGACGTAGTAGTAGCCGTCTCGCTTGGGTGGGAGGTTCTGCGCGTGCCCGAACTCGACCAGCACGGGCCACATGCCGCTGCTCACTTCGAACGTGGCCAACCGCGCGGGCACCGGCTCGGGTTCGATCACCTCACGGAGGTACGGCTCCAAGTCGTCGCTGCCGTCCTCCCGCTCCGGGGCATACAGGCGGATCGGGTGCGGGGTCAGGTTGAGGATCATGAGGTGACGGTGAAGCCGTGGCGGTCGCCAAGGCGGGTAAGGCTGGTGCGGCCGGGGATGCCGTCGGCGGCCTTGCCGGTGTAGCCGAGGCGGCGCTGCCAGGCGGCATACGCGGTGACGGTGGTGGTGCCGTAGTGGCCGTCGCTGTACCCCTTGGCCAGCAGGCCCTCGTCCACCAGGGCGGCCTCCACGGTGCGCACCCCGGCGTAGGTGACCGGCTGGCCGGACGCCTTCGGGTTGGAGCGGGCGGCCGCGACCAGCTGCGACAGGTCCACCCGCGGCTTCTGCGGGGCGGGCAGGCTGGTCGTCGGCGGCTTCGTGCCGAGGCGCTTGGCGACGCGGGCGAGGACGTCGTCCCAGTCGAGGCCCTTGGGGTCGATCTTGCCGGGCTGCCAGTCGAGGTGACGGATCAGGCTCCGGGCGCCCCAGCCGTGCGCCCGGCAGATCGCCGTGCCGACGCGGACGATCGCCTCCACCTGCTCCGGGGGCCAGGGGTCCTTGCCGTCGCCGAGGTTCTCGCACTCGAAGCCGTAGAAGTGCCGGTTGCCGTCGGTGTTCGCCTCGTCGTCGGCCGGGGGCTTGGCCTCGGCGATGACCGCGCGGAGGACGTCGTCGTCGCCGAGGCCGGCGTGGTTCGCGCGGCCGTAGCCGACGAGGTGGACGGTGCCGTCCTTGGCGATCATGCCGTGGCACAGCGGGCCGGGCAGGCTGGAGTAGCCGTCGCGGACGATGGCGACGGTGTGGTCGGTGCCGCGGGTCACGGTGTGGTGGATCATCACGCCGTGCACCGGGCCCCACGGCCCCTTCGAGTTGCGGTTGTGCGTGGTCCAGCCAGGGTGCTCCTGGGCCGTGGCGCCCTCGGCGCGCAGTGCCTTCAGGAATCCGGCGGCGGACAGGGGTGTGGCCATGTGTGCTCCAGGCATAAGAGAAGCCCCGGCCGTCGGCGCGGGGCGGGGCGGGACGGGGTGGGGCTAGACCTCGTAGGTGAGGTTGCCTTCGATCCAGCCGTTGGCGGTCATCGTGATCCCGGCGGTGGCCAAGGTGGCGGTGATCTCACCGGTGTTCATCAGCGCGAACGTGGAGATGCTGGTGGACGAGTCGGTGAGGACCGCCCACCCTGCGCGCCAGGAGCCGGTGCCGCGGCTGATGGTCAGGTCGCCGCTCCAGCGCATGCCGCCGAGCGATGCCGGCGCGATCGGCAGGGTGAGGGCGGGCATGTTGCCGGTGGTGGTCGAGCCCCAGGTGACGTTCCAGGCGACGGTGACCCGGTTGGCGATCTGCTGGTAGCGGGTCATGACGGACCCGTTGCCCAGGCTGATGTTGCTGAGGGTCGCCGTGTACGGCTTCCACTCTGCGGCCAGGGCGGCCAGCATGGCGGCGGTGATGCGCTGCCCCGGCTGGGGCGATGTGTAGGCCACGCGGCCCTCCTACAGTGCGACGGTCGCTGGGGTGGCGAGACGGACGTCCGTCCCGGCAGGCTGCGGCTTGGTGATGCCGTTGACGGAGCGGATGACGGTGAACGTCTGCGGCGACGTGGCCCCGGTGATGCCGGTCACCGTCATCACCTCGCCACCCGCCCGGATCTGGAAGGGCGACTCGTACTTCCACACCGGCCCCGCCGTGACCTTCACCGGCAGCGTCGTCTCCGTCGCGGTCACCGCCGAGGCGAGCTGACTGCCGTCGGTGTCCACCCGGCCCAACAGCGCATCGTCGAGGACACCGACCCGCCACGGTCCCGCCGGCACACAGTCGAACGTGATGGTCCACTTGCGGGGCAGCAGCGTCTCCTTCAGACCCATCACCATCAGGTCGACGTCATCCGGCGCCACCCACTTCGGCATCCCCTTCAGACGGAGCACGTCGCCCTCACGGAGCGCCAGCACCGCGGGGATCAGCTCCGGGTGCCGGTGCAGGTTCACCGTGACGGCCGGGTAGCGGGGCTCGTCCCAGGTGCCCAGGTACAGCTCCCAGTACGCGCGCGGGCCGGTCTGCTCGTCCGTTGCCAGCGACAGCGTGATCGCGTCGTCGTACACGCCGACCCCGGCCGGCGGGTCCTGCACCGACAGCGGCCCCGACCCCAGCACCACACGCGTCGCGCTGCCGCCCTCGCGGGTCACCGTGACGTCGTTACGGATACCACTGTCGTCGTCCACCGGCTCCAGCGGCGCGGCGATCTGCCCCTGCGCGTAGTCCAGGACGAGCCCGGGCGTCTGCGAGTACAGCGTCGCTCGCGGCCGGTACAGCAGCCGCAGCGCGGTCTGGTCTTCGGTCAGCAGTCCACCGTCGCTGGCGGCCGCCGTCTTGATCAGGTCCAGGACCGGCGCCATGTCCTGGTAGCCGACAGGGTCGGTGTCGCCGGCCTGGCCGGTGAGCATCAGCGGGAGCTTCTCCTCACCAGCCAGGCGGGACATGCGCGCGCCCGCGGTCTCCCCGAGCCACGCGTTGATGGCGCTGTCGTAGGCCGCGGTGGTGTCGCTGGCCCACACGGAGATGTGCCCCAGCGCCAGGCCGTTGAGGTCGGTGGTGTAGCCGTCGGGCGGAGAGGTGACGGCGGTCGGTCGGCCGGTGACACCGGTGAACGTGGTGTTGAACTGCCCAGCCGAGCCGTTGATGTCCGACCAGGTGATGGTGAAACGGGCGAGGCTGCCCTCCTGGACGAGCGAGAAATGCACCCGGACCCACTTCCCGAACAGGTCCGGGCCGGTGGCGAGGCCCTGGCTGACGATCGTGTCGCCGTCGGAATTACGGCCGATGATGTTGGAGCCGTCGGCGCCGGTCTGGATGTACCAGTCGCGGACGGTGCCGGTCGTCACGATCCGCAGGAACGTTCTGCGGGTGGTGGGGCCCTTGTCGAGGCGGTACATGAACTGCACAGACCAGGCGGGCCAGCTGGTGGTCGAGGTGTTGCGGAAGGTGGCGGACAGGGTCGCGGGCGCGCCGTCCTTCCCGTCGAGGATCGGCAGCGGCCCGGACGAGGGCAGGCTGCTGTCGGCGGCCCACCGTACGCCGGTGAGCAGCATCGGGTTCGCGGTGGCGATCGGCGAGTACGCCTGCGTCGCCGCCTCGCCCTCCTCCATCGGCCAGTACGCCATGGGCCCGTAGCTGGGGATACGACGGCGCAGGGAGGATTGAAGGGCCTTGGTGCCCTGGCCGAGGCGCCGCAGGATGCCCGCCGCCTGCACCGGTACCCACGCGTCCGCGCCGCTGGGCTCCCACTTCTGCGGCCACTCGCTGATCTCGCCGATGAACCGGTCCACGCGGTCCCGGATGACGGCGGTGCCCGACAGGGTCCAGGGGCGGCCGGCCGAGTCGGTGAAGGACGTGGTCCCCGCAGGCTGCGCGGTGAAGTTCGGCGCGGCCACCACCACACCGCTGGCGCCGCGGACCTCGGCCCGGTAGATCCGGCCGGCGACGGGCGGCCGGGTGGCGACGGCGTCGGCCTGGCTGGGGGCGATGAGGAGGGGCGCGGTGCCGACGAACACCCCGTTGGGGAACGGGTTGGTGAGTGCCAGCTCCGCGAACTGGGTCCAGGGCCCGTCGAGGGATGCGGCCCAGTACCAGCGGCAGGTGGTGCCGCCGACCAGGGCGACGCGGACCGCGGCTCGCCGGGGCAGGCCCTTGGGTAGGGCGGTCTGGGGGATGCCGCCGACGGATCCGTCGGTGGTGCCGTGGAAGATGAGGAGGCCGTCCTGGAGTCGCATGTGGTAGCTGCGCTGGCCCGCGGCGCCCCACTTGCCGATGAGCATCTGTGCGCCGGGCGCGTACCAGTCGGCTTCGCCTTCCCAGCGCAAGTCGATGTCTTTGGTGAGGTCGAGGGCTGCGGTGTCCGGGGTGGACGCGTAGCCGGTCGGGGTGCCGTCGAGCTGGAGGTACGACGTGGCGCCGGGCAGCGACAGGCGTACCCGGGTGTTGCGGCCGATGCGTCCGTAGAAGGGGGACATCGGGTTGCGCGGGGAGTACTTCCCGTCACGGTTGTTGATGGTCATGGGCACGGCCGCCGGGTCGGCCGCCGTGCCCTCGTTACGGATCCCGCGCTGGTGGGTGATCGGGGTCCGTGTGTAGACGTCCGCTGTGAAGTCCGTCCAGGCTCCGTCGATCAGCATCTCCGCGCGCAGCCCCAGCGGATCTTCTGGGAACGCCATCTGCCACCCCTTACTTGCCGAGAACTACCTGTACGTCGCCGCCGCTGATGCCGACGCGCTTACGAATGAGCCCGATGATCGCGTCGCCGAGCTCGCCACCACCGTCGAGCCGCACAACCTGCGGCGACTGGCCCGTCCTCCCGCCGGCCGTCCCGCCGCCGACGGCGGCCCCCACGGTCGCGGACATCGCCGCGGACGGCGTCGGCGTCGACACGAGGTTCGCCATGGTCCGGTCGACCTCCCCGGCGGTGGACTCGATACCGGCGACGATGCCCCGGGGGATCCACCGGCCGACCTGCTTGGCCATGACTTTCGAGGGGCTGGCGATACCGAGGGCTTTGGCGACCGGGCCGGGGATGACACTGCGGGCCCAGCCCATGATCTGGCTGCGGATCCAGCCGCCCATGCCGCGGATGCCGTTCCACAGGCCGCGCACGACGTCTTGGCCTTTGCCGAACAGGAGGTTGCTCAGCGAGCCGATTCCGGCGGAGATCCGGCTGGGCAGTCCTCGTACCCACGCCACCAGTTCGAGGGCCTTGCGGACACCGGCGTCTTTGAACCGCTGGAAGGAGTTGGTGGCGGCTGCCGTGACGACTGCGGAGAGCCCGGAGATCGCTGCCCCGATCCGGCCGGGGAGGCCGGTCAGCCAGTCGCGGAGTTCGGTCATCTTGCGGACGGCCCAGTCCTTCGCCTGCCCGAACCAGGCGGACACGCGGCCCGGGATCGCACCGAGCCAGTCGACGGCGGCCAGGATCCCGTCCTTCGCCCACACGACTTTCGCGACGACCCAGTCCCACGCGGCGAGCGTGGCGGCCTTGATCTGATCCCAGTAGGTGACGATCAGCAGGACCGCCCCAGCGATGAGCGCGACCACACCAGCGATGATCCAGAACATGGGGTTCGCGAGCATCGCCGAGTTCATCGCCCACACGCCGATGGAAGCGATCGCGAAGGCGGTACCGAGCGCGGTCACGCCGGCCGCCAGGCCGACGAGCAGGCCCTTGTGGTCGGCGGCGAAGGTGAAGAACCCTTCCAGCTTCGGCAGCACGGTCCCGCCGAGGAAGTCCACCAGGTTCTGCTGCATCGTGTTCTTGAA